ATGTACAAGGTCTCCGATCGCGACGGTCTGTATGTAGCCGTGCTGATCTCAGGCACCATCTCGTTTCGTTACGATTACCGCATCAACGGCCGCCGGGAGACGCTGGTTATCGGTCAGTATGGTCGTGACGGTATCACGCTGGCTGAAGCCAGGGATGAGCTGATAGCGGCTAAAAAGCTGCTGAACGCAGGCCAGTCGCCGGCTGCGGCGAAGCGTGACGGTATCAAACGGATCCGCGGCGCCGAAACATTTACGGTACATACCGACGCCTACATGAAACATGTGGTCCTGGCTGACAGTACGCGGGCTATGAAGCAATCAGTAATCGACAGGGATATTCTGCCTGTTCTCGGAAACAAAATGATGTCCGAGATAACGACCCCTATGGTGCGTGATCTTTGCGATCGCATAGTCGAGCGCGGCGGACGTGCGACGGCGGTGCAGGCGCGTGAAATCATCAGCAGCGTTTACCGGTATGCCAATGACCGCGGGCACGGTTTATTCAACCCAGCCGCAGATATCAAACCTTCGGCGATCGCCATGTTTAAACCGCGTGACCGTTGCCTGCAGCCGGAAGAAATCGGCGTGCTGTTCAGGTCGCTCGACACCGTCAGCACTTTGCCAACCTTAAAACTGGCTGTGAAGCTCACCCTGATCACGATGGTGCGCAAAACCGAGTTCATCATGGCGACGTGGAAAGAGGTGGATTTCAGCAAAGGAACCTGGACGATCCCATCTGACAGGATGAAGGGGAGCCGGTCGCACGTCATCTACCTGCCGTCTCAGGCGCAGGATCTGATGATAGGCCTGCAGATGTGCGCCGGCGGGAGTGATTATCTGTTGCCAGGTCGCTACAGCACCAGTAAGCCGCTATCCAATGCCGCTCTGAACTCAGTCATCGATCGCGCGGTTGCTGCGGCAGCGGATGCCGGGGAGAGCCTGCAACCTCTCACGGTGCACGACCTGCGGCGCACAGCGAGCACGCTTTTGCATGAAGCGGGATTCCCGTCAGACTGGATAGAGAAGGCGCTTGCGCATGAACAGAAGGGCGTGAGGGCGGTTTACAACAAGGCCGAGTATTCCCGGCAGCGGGCCTACATGCTGCAGCAGTGGGCAAATATGGTTGATGCATGGATAAACGGGGAGCATTACGACCTGGTGACGTTCTCCCCGTCTGCATTTGAAAAGTGGATGAATGAACAATAGTCCGCCCGGAGGCGGCTCATTGTGTCTCCTGCGAAGAATTATCAAAGAGACCGCGCAGGAACTTAACCATCGCGTTTGCAGAATCCCGCTGCTCACGGTAGCGCGCCGCTTCTCGCTGCAGGTGAAGGATCTCTCCATTCCTCTGGTTGATAATGGCGCGCGCCTCTTCGAGTTGTCGTATCAGCGAGGCCTCTTCGGCAATGTTCATGCGGCCTCCGTCTTCACTACCGGCACAGCGCAGCCTGGTAGCAACTCAACCGCCGGCGCCGTGCACTGGTTACCCCACACGTCGAAACCGTGAGACGAATGGCGGGCGAAGAGCTCAATGCGCGGGATATCGCCAAGCAGCTGCACCAGTTTCTCTCGGATAACGTCCGGTTTGCGCGAGTTCTCCAGACGCGGCGCCGTGACGTGCTGGCAGATCGAGGCGTCAATGCGCGCCGGCAGTTTCCCGCGCACCGCAAACAGGCAGTCTTCGCTGTTCGCCCGGGTCATATGGCCCATGCCGATCGCACTGTTCCCTTTGTGCTTGTTCGTCTTGTGCCAGGTGAATCCCTTCATGGTCATCAGGCGGAATCCCCAGGCCTCCATGACTTTCAGCGCCTCTACCGGCTGAGTCGGCACCCACCACATAGCCAGAAGGCAATCTTCGGCGGCGAGCTCCCATACTGGCAGCCGGCAGATATCCAGAACATTCATCACTGGATACTTGAAACCGGCACCGCGTTTGCCGTCAGCAGCTTTATCGCGGAAAAGCCAAGGCGGATCGGCGTAAATCAGGGTGTATTTTCCGCTCATGCTGCACCGCCTTCAACGCGCTTAAATTCGATGACCCAAACCCATGGATTGGCCTGCCAACTTCCTTCGCCGTAGATGGATTCCCATAGCCCCGCGAATGCTTCAGGCGGATATTCCTTCCACTGTTTCTTCAGTGGGTCGAAATAAACATCCGGCTCCGGATAGCTAGGCAATCCAGGCTCGTCGCCGAAACCTGTAAAGTTGGTACACTCCAGCCCCTCAGATTCAGCGTCTTCTGGGCTGATAGCGTTCAACCGCTCCACCCGGACATCGGTGATTTCCAGTAGAATACGGCTGGCCCAGCGCGGCATGTGGATAGATGGCACCCACTTGGCTGTGCATACCGTTTCCTTGCGCATATCATCAATCCAGTCGTGGTCTGCGCGATAGGTGAGGAGTCCGCCATATTTATTCCATGTTTCACGCACCCAGATGCGGTCACCGACGGCGCCGAACGGGCATGGGTGCCAGAAGTCGCAAGCATGCTCCGCATCTTCGCTCCACGGCCATTTGCTACCGTCTTCGCGCTCACCAATTTCAGTGAACCGAGTCTGTTTCCATTTGATAGGCCGCCGGGTCTGCGTCTTCCGACCGTCGAGAATGGCCCGTACCATCTCGCCATTAAAAATCATTCCGCGTTCTTTCATGATTCCACCTTCTTGCTATTCAGTTGCTCAGCCACGCGCTGAGCCTTCAGCGGGTTCTGGATAACCTGGCCGCCAGGCGCCAGCCAGCCACGGCGCACGGACGAATAAACCAGCGTGATACTTCCTACGCGAATGCTGTCGTGTGGGTTAGTCATAAATCACCCCGGCGGTTGCGCAGATCCCGGCATAGCATCCCTGGCGAAGCCGGTTCCCGCGGCCAATGCACTGATCGCGGCGTATAGCGATACGGGCCCGCTCAACCTCGCCAGTGGCCGCATCCATGCACTCAAGCCAGAGGCGAGCGGCCAGGCGGTACTGGCCTTTGTTCTCGCGAGCAATAGCGCGCTGCTCGATCTCCATTGCCGCCGGCGTTACGGCGACAAGAGGTGGCGTTTTGCGCTGCGAGACATAATCCGCGTGGTATTTTTCCATCCGATTCATCGTATCCAACCCTCTCGAAAAATGACCGCCAGCAGGAACAGCCAGGCGGATACGGCGGCCAGGTACAGAAACCATCCTGACCACCTTTCCCAGTACCTCGCCAGAGACGTCACGCCGCGTTACCAACCGGGCGAAATACTCGTTGCTCAACCGGAGGCTTTTTTCCAGCAAACTCTGTGGTGCCGTTCTGCTGACGTTCATCAAGCCAGCGCTCGATCTCTTCGCTGTTCCAGGCACAGCGCTTGTCTGTGATCCAGAAACGCTTAGGGAACTCCCCGTTTTTCTCCATGCGGTCGATAGTGCTCATCGATACAGGCACCACCGCCAGAAGTTCCTTTTTGCCTAATGCACCTTTCATCGTTACCTCTCTTTTTGCAGTGCGGCGCGCCGGGCGCCGCGGTGGTGATTACATCGGGATTTGATTCAGCTCTTCGCGGCGGATGCTGTAGACGTCGGTAGCTTTAGCCAAGCGCTCATCATCGTTAGCGAGCTTTTTGGCAACGTATTTGTAAGCGTTGTCCAGGTCCTTCAGCGTGTTGTAGTTCATCGCTGCGTCAGTGAAAGCGCACAGAATTTCTTCTGGATCGCGGTCGTCGCTGCTCTTTGGTTTCTCTTCCGCCGGTTGTTCAGGCTTCGTGTTGATCAGTTTGTTCATGCCGGATGCAGTCGCTGGTGTTGGCGTAATATCGCGCTCAACACGCGGTGCTGCTTCCTGCAATTCGTCAGGGGTGTAGACGCCGAGAATTACGTCAGGGCAATACAGGCGGGCCCATCGCTTAACCCCCAGATATGCGAGTTGTTGTTTTGGATCGCTGCCCCATAGAGTTGAGTTACGAACCTGGGCCTGGGTAAGTAATAGGTCCAGTACTCGAGGCTCACTTTCACCTTTCAGCGTTGCCCAGACCTTTACCCCGCACCCTTTTTCATCCGTTGCTGACCATCCAGCCGCCAGATACTTTTTCCCTTTGTCGTTTGTTTTTTCGATGAACTTTCCGATCACGTTTTCCCATGGGCCGAACCATTCAAAGTGAACGCGATCCTTTGTTGGCGCCATTGCGGTGATGGCTGCATTTACCAACTGCGCTTCATAACCCAGCGCGCCGTTAATGACATGGGTTTTTTGCGCTACAGCGAAAGGGTTCATTCCCCACTGTGCAGCCTGCATTGCTACAGCCATACAGTCTGCCGGCTTCCCTGCAAGATGCGCCGGAACAGTAACCCTGCTCTGAGCCATCAGCTCAGCAAAGCGCACTAACTGGTTGATGCCTTCCGGGCTGAAGATAGCCGCGGCGGTGCCGACGGTAGCACCAGGCTGAGAAGTGATTGCGATATCGTTGCTCATACGTACATATCCTGTTTGCGTGCCCACTCAGGGCGTTTAATAACTTCAAATCCACCCCAGTCGCCTGTTTCGCGGCACTGGTGATAGGTATTCAGATCCCGGCGGTAGAGCGCATGCCCTGTGTCCACGTCCTGCGCATCCAGTTCGAACACCCGCACCGGGTAGCGGCCGCAGTCAATGGTTTCGCTCACTGCAAGGAAGAAGAATCCATGTGGATCGCCGGTGGTTTGCTGCGCGCCTTCGCGGTACATCGCGTCCTGTACGTGGTACCGGAATTCCTCAATGTGGCGCGAGAAACGCTCCATATCGGCAACCTTCTTCACGTCCAGCAGGACAGGGTGATTCTTCAGGCGCTTGTCCGGGCGTATGCGGCAAAGCTCGCCAGTCTCCGGATCCGTCCAGTAGTGGGAGGCTTCGCAGAATCCTTCTGCCTCAAGAAGCCAGCGCGCTGCCGGATGCGCCATTGCGCTGTCACGCATCAGCTTCAACTGACGATCCTGCTCCGCCTCCATAATTGTTTTCCCGCACCCCTCGCAATCCTTCATGAAAGCCGTTTCATCAGCTTTCCCCTGGTTTGTTCGGCGGTTAAAGGGTGGTGCCACGATGAAGCGCTTATCGAACTCTTCCGGCTCCAGAAGCAGGCAGTGCAGGGCAGTTCCCATATCCAGAGCTTTCAACTTTTCGGTATCGACAGGTGCTGATTTCTGCCACTGCAGAAGGGCCGGGCTCAGCGCCACCATATCCAGCTGTGACTTACTCACGCCGTCGCCGGCGTGGTAGTCCTCGTTGCTGATATCGAAGTAAATTCCTGGTGTCATGCCGCGTTCCTCGCCGTATCCAGTTGGTCAGCCAGATCCCATCTGGCAATGATGCCGGTGAGTTCCCGCTGATACGCGGCCAGGCATTCTTCAAACTCAGAGCTCATCATCAGCTCTTCCAGGATCTCGCTGCGCACGCCTTTGCGCTCCAGCTCGTAGAATGGCTTTTGCAGCTGATGAAACTTGATCGCGTCGATAAGTTCGACGTGGCGCTCGTACAGCATCTGGTTAAGCTGGTAGTCGCCATCGATGTTGTTCATGATTTTTTTCAGGTTGTTAATCTGCTGAATGTTCACTTGCTCACCCCCATACCCATTTCCGTTTTTGCTGCCAGTTTGCTGACGAACGCCCAGCTGATTGCTTCCGGCAGCGTGCGAAACTTCCAGCTCATCAGCCCGCATGCCGTAACGCAGTACCAGCCGTTAATGATTTGCCATTGCATACACACCTCGCTATTACCATTTGGTAAATATCAGGGGTATGAGAAAACCACCCGTTGGTGGGTTTCTGGTAATTCAACGCCCTGTTGTTACCGTTAAGGTAATAATCTGATCACTTTATGGTTGTGTCAATAGATTTGATGAGGAAAAGTTTACCATTTTGGTAAGTGCATGAGGCGCGGGGAGTTATCCCACTGGCAGGAGTGACAGGTAGGTTAGAGGTTACTGGTTCTGGCTGACGATGAACTTGATGAAGGCGGCGATCTTGTTTTTCTCTTCCTGCGGCAGCCTGGCGTATTCATGGTGGTCATAGTCAATCAGACCAGCATTACCTGGCGGCAGGATCAGCTCATATGCATCGCGGCCGAACGCCCTGGCGATAGCCGACAGTACGCCAATGCTGGTGGAACCTTCGCAGTTCAGGATGCGATTTACGGTCGCCTGGCCGATACCGGCCGCTTCCGAAACCTTTTTCTCTGAGTTCAGATCCGGATGCTGTCCCATCCATACACCAAGGGTAAACGCTGCCTGCTTTTCCACACTCCATTCCTGCGGGTCGATAATCTCCGGCAGCGTCGGGGTATCTGACAGATGGTCGATATCCAGCCAGAAACGACCTTTCCCGGCGAACGACTCGATCTCGCGTGCCGCGTTGGCGCCGATATTTTTGGTCCCTTTGCTCCACCTGTTAACGAGATTCGCTGATTTTTTGAATCTCTCGGCAAACCGGAGTTGTGTGTTATCGAAATCCTTCCGGATTATCTCGTTGAGGTTGTCGCGTCGTATGTCGTAGATGCTTTTCATTTCTATTTTTTTGGCCTGAAATTGTTACCTAACTGATTAAATTTAATAGAATATTACCATAAAGGTAAACTTACCAAAAAGGTAACAGTCATTGATTTTTACACCAGATTGGTAATAATCAGGCTGTCTAAAGTTAGTCCGGGACTAAAAAAATATGAGCGATGTGCAAAAATTTGACTTCAAACGCTGCTGGCTCGACCTCTCTCCGGCAGAGCGTGAAGAGTTCGCAAGTGACGCCGGCACGACCAGCCACTACATTCAGGTTCACCTGACTGGCCGTAGAAGAATTCCACGTAAGCCTCTGTTAGAAAGACTGTTTAAAGCCTGCAAATCCCGTAAGTGGATCTCCGCAAAATCCGACCTGGTCCTCTGGTTCCACGAACGTTAATCCTCAAAACTCACCCTCGCCGCCACCCCCAGGCGGCTCCTGCCTCTCCCTGTACACCAATTTGGTAATAATTATCCAAATACGGTTGATCTTTTTTTGGCTTGCTGCAAAATTACCGTAACCACAACCAGAGTGAGGCAGGAACTATGGAGATCATTACTCGCGTCGAAGCGGCAAAGGCAGGACTAAAGCGCTACTACACCGGTAAGCAATGTAAGCACGGCCATGACAGTGAGCGATGGGTATACAACGGGCATTGTGTCGAATGCACCCTCGAGACTAACCGCCGCCGCCATGCTGAGATAAAACGGCTAATGCATGAGGCCTCAAAAGGTAATGCCGTGGAGGTGATCTGATGGCCCGCATTCGCACCATTAAGCCCGAGTTCTGGACCGATGAAGACATGGCAGAGGTATCAGAACCAGCCTGCTTGCTGGCTATTGGTCTGCTTAATTACGCAGATGATGAAGGCTATTTCAATGCAAACCCGAAGCTTATCAAAGCTGCAGTTTTCCCTATCCGAGAACCATCCGTTCCTATTCCGGTACTAATACGGGAGCTTTCCAACTGTGGTTATTTATCCATGTTTTCCACCCCTGATGGCAAGCATTTTGGGGTCATAACTAATTTCCTTAAACATCAGGTAGTGAATAAGCCAAAAGAAAGCAAAATCAAAGGTTTGCCCCTAGTACCGTATGAGTACGGTACTGATACGGTACAAGTACCATTAGGAATGGATCAGGGATCAGGGATCAGGGAAATAAAAACCCCTCTCTCTGCGCGCGAAGTAATTCAAGTCCCTCCGGTTGTCGTTGATGGTATCGGAGAGCCAATTGGCAAATTCACCATGCATGAAAACTGGAAGCCGTCAGAGGACTTTGTCATGCGTGCCAGAACATGGGGCCATGCGCTACCAGCTGACGGTTACAAGAAATCAGACCTGATCGAATTCATCACCTACTGGATGGCAGAAGGCAATGTGATGCAACACGTGCAGTGGGAGCAGAAGTTTGCCCGGCTGCTGATGAACAGGAAAAAAAGAGCGGCAGGAAAGCGCGGTGAAAGCTCTGACGATGAAGTACCACACTGGAACAGCCCTGAAGGCTGGAAGGATTTCTTATGAGTAACGTATTCGCAGCAATTCAGAATCGTGATGCCGGCGCCCTGGCTCGCATGATGGGTCCGGACAATCACCAGGCTCAGCAAGACAATGTTGTGAACATCAGCGCAGAGAGACTTGTCGATGCCCTGTTTAAACAGCTCAAGCAACTGTTTCCGGCAGCAGAGCAGACCAACCTTAAGACCGCACAGCAGGAGACCGACGCTAAGCGCCAGTGGATCGCCGCTTTCGCCGAAGGTGGTATCCGTACCCGCGAGCAGGTATCAGCAGGAATGCGCCATGCCCGTGCCAGTGAATCACCGTTCTGGCCGTCACCAGGTCAATTCATCAAGTGGTGCAAAGACAGCAAGATGGTGCTTGGCGTGAGCATCGAAGATGTGATGGGGGAGTTTCACCGCTACGCCAAGGAGAAAAGCCTACAGCCTGGCGGACCAGAACAATTCCCGTGGCGCCACCCTGTCATGTACTGGATTGTGTGCGATACCAGGCGCGCGATGTACCAGCGTCAGTTAAGTGAGATTGAGGTTGAGAAACATGCGCGTAAGCTTCTTGAAGAATGGGCATCAAAGGTCGCGGCAGGTCATCAGATACCTGATCCGATTCTGAGCATCCAGGCGAAGCCAGAGCCTATAAATACCCCTCCATACCCCGGTGGCAATACCTACCATCCGCCAGGTCGAAGTTTCGGATGTATGCCTAACGCGGCGACACTCGGAGGTATAACCCCGGCACAGTGGCTGATGGAGGAATACCGGCGAGGGAAGGCAGCAGGACTCATCAAGTAATACCGGCGCGGAAGCGCGTTTTTTTACGCCTTGATGTTTACCAAAAAGGTAATAAAATATGCGCAAGACTATTGATATTGATCCGTTTATGGTTATAAATTACCAATAAGGTAAAAATCATGCGAAAGACAATACAGGCACTTGGCCGGCTTAAAGCGGGCCAGATGAACAAAACCGAAACCGACTACGCGCAACATCTTGAACTGCGCAAGCGCTACGGGGAAATCGCCTGGTTCCGGTTCGAAGGCATCAAGCTGCGTCTGGCTGACAACACGTTCTACACGCCTGACTTCGCCGTGATGCTGGCAAACGGCCAGATGGAATTGCATGAGGTGAAAGGGTTCTGGACTGACGATGCCAGGGTGAAAACCAAAGTCGCAGCCGATCAGTGCCCATTCCGGATCATCGGAGTAACGAAGCTCCCGGAAAAAGCCGGCGGCGGGTGGAAGGTCGAAGAGTTCTAAAACAACGATCTTCATTGATATCAATTGAATCAATAAGTTAAACGGGTAAGCGGGGGTAAGTATGGAATTAGATCCGGATTGCTACAGCAAATACACACTGCGCTGGTTTGCGGCTGCAGTCGATGTTGCCGGTTGGGTCGCTGTTTTCGTCGTGACCTGGGGGATCTGCATGGCTATTGAATGGTGGACAGCATGAACATCTCAACAGTAAACGAGCTCATCGCCTCCCTGGAGAGCGCAGGCGAGCTGTCGATCAGAGAGCAGAAGTTCCTGAAGCTGGCGAAAGCGTTTAAGCAGCTGGCAGCGGAGAATGTGGGGCTGAAGTTGAAAGGTCGCGAATTACTCAACGAAGCATCCACGGTTTACCAAAAATACAATGCCACTACCGATTTTTATTCCGGTGATTTCATGGATGGGCAAACGCTTCATGAATTTCAGTTTGTGCTTGATGCAGAAACCCCCTTCACCGATCGCATCGTAGCCGGGATTAAGGCTGATGGGGTTGACATCATTAGAAACGCTCTAATCAAATTTGTGGAAGACGAGGTAGGGCCCAACGATGTTGTCCCTGGACTAATTAGAGGTGCCAAGATTTGTGTTTCTGTGGCTGATTCGCTGCGCGAGGGGGCCGACAAATGAGCAACCGCATCCCTAACTTCGGCTGGAACCGCCTGAAACTGGCAAAGCTCACCTATGAGCAACTCGCTCAACTTGAGGTGCAGGTTAAGGCTGAGCATGCCTGCAAAAACGGCATTCACCTCTTCGACAAAGCGGGCCAGCGCAAACTCGATGCCCTTAGCTGGGCCGTATACAACAAGCAGAAGGCGGAGCGTGCAGCATGACAACTGATATCACCGAACTGGCGCAATCTGAAATTAATGATGCGTTGGCCCAGCTGAAGCAGATCAGCGAATACCCCACGCCGTCTACTCAATACGCTCGAGTGCTGCGTAAATACATCCTCGCGCTGGTAGAGGCGCTGGAGAAGGCGCAGGCGGAAAACACCGCTGGCGTGGCCGGGATGGCGGAGAGCTACGAAACCACTATTTCTATGTTGAGGTCGCGCATCGCTGAGCTGGAGTCCCGCACCGTCACCGTGAAGCAAGGCGAGGTTCTGGTTACTGTGGCCGGTTTTACTGGCTGTGGTAAGAGCGCGATTGCTGGCGAAATTGAGATTGCCATGAAGGCTATCGGAGTGCCTGTTACCTGGGCTAATGGTGATTCAGAAAAACGGATGACGGGTGCTGACTGGCTTACCGCCATCGAGATGTATAAGCCCACCGTGCGCATTGTTGAGGTAAATATTCCTCGCGCCGCTGGCATCAAGGTGGAGGCTGAGTAGATGGCACTGACCAAAAAACAACGCACTGAATTGCGCATGCGGTTTGGCGGCCGCTGCGCTTACTGCGGCTGTGAGCTTGGCGATAAATGGCACGCTGACCACGTCGAAGCAGTACGAAGGAATATCAGTAACGGCTACGCAATGGATAGACCAGAAAACGACACGGTCAGCAACATGGTTCCGGCATGCATCCCCTGCAACCTGTTCAAAATGTGCAGCACGGTTGAGGATTTTCGCAGCCGCATCGCTACTCAGGTAGATGTGACTCGCCGGGCATCGAGAAGCTACCGTACAGCGGAATCATTCGGCCTGGTTCAACCAACTAACGCGCCGGTAGTGTTCTGGTTCGAAAAGTATCAGGCAGAAGGAGCCAATCAATGACCAGCAAATTTAGCATCGAAAACAGAGAGCTGCTTCAGAGAATCAGTAGCGGCGAGGCTGTTGTGGGAATTGATTTTGGTAATCTAATCGTCAGGGAGCTAGCTGCATTCAGGCTGGCCGCAATGGACAGCGAGTCTGGGTATTTGCCTCTCGACTACCTGCAGGGACACAAAGACGGTCTGGAATGGGCCGCCCAACTGGCAGAAGCCAATCACCCTGAAACAGGAGACTGGCTTTACGATGACCCTATCGAGCTGGCAAAAGCTATTCGCAAAGGTCCAGATATGCAGCCAGTGCAGCCGGTAGCGGACAGCGAGCCGGTGATTGTTGTTGGCGATGATGGAGGGGATGCGCTTTCTTATCGCCGCCTTATCCAGTCCTTTGAGCCTGGCACTAAGCTCTATCGCCACGCGCAGCCAGCACCGGTAGTGCCGGATGACTACCAACGTCTAAGAGAGCTCTACCACGCGCAGGAAAAGCGATTGTTCAAAATTGCACAGCGCATCAAAGGGCCAGCTTTCGACAAATACTCGCACTCGCCATCGCAGGCTATCGATGTACTGGAAGGTGCAATATTTGGCGAGGATGGCGCCTGCCGCGCCGCCATGCTCGCAGCCGCCCCGCAACCGGTTAAGGGTGGTGAGTGATGAAAGTGACAAAGTTCGGCACCATCACAACAGACGGCTGCGGTAATCTCTGCGTCAGCGACTTCATGTTTTGTGCGGAAAGCCCTGATGAGATAGGCCTAGACCCGAATGACCCGGCAACCACCATTCCGGTTATCGCGAACCATCTGCTGAATATTGTGAACCACGGAAAGGTGGAGATGACCGACTTCAAAGTGGAGCGGATTGTTTCTGACGCCTTGCGTAAGGCAAAAGCTGGATGGCCGGAATGAGTGACAAAGACGAAAGCCGCATTCCGCTTTACGCAGCGCAGCCAGCGACGGTAGTGCCGAAAGACCATCAAATCCGCGAACTGGTTAATCAGTTGCGCGATATTGCGATTGAATATCATGGGACACAGCAACTTCGTGAACGCATTGCGCGGGTTCTACGCGCCGCCATGCTCAGCGGAGGTAAGTCATGAAATTCGAAGAATGGTTATCGCAACAAAACGGCGTCATTGAGGTTGATTGCGGCTGTGTTACCACAGAAGCTTTTTATCACTGGATGCGCGTAGCTTATGAGGCTGGCAACTCTCAGGTGATTCCGGATGGTTGGACATGCAACGATAAAGCAAACGCAGCGCTGATGATGCTTGATCGGATTGAAACGGTAGACCCGGTTGATGATGACCGTATCGACGGCATTAAGCGCATTGTTCGTGAGCTTGCAGCCGCCCCGCAGGAGGTTAAAGGTGATTAGTATCTTGTTCTTCCTTGATGACGAATTGTTTTACTGGATATTCATCACCGGAATAGATTCATCCAGCTTATTCATTGGTGAGGTTGGTGATGCCTAAATCCCCCGCAGAACGCAAAGCCGCGCAGCGCGCGCGGCAGTCCGCCGCCGGTGAGCGCAAAATTGAACTGGTGCTGGATGAACAGGAGCAGGAAATGCTGGCGCGTAATTGCGCCGCCCGGCGCCCTGGTCGCGCGCCTTACGAAATGGCCGAGTACATCGCGCTGCTGATCCGCCAGGATGATGCCCGGGTGCGCGGCCGGATTAACGCCATCAGCAAACGGCGCTGTGGCAAGTGCGGCGATCAACTGCCGGTGGCATCATGCCCGCACTCAGGAGAAGCCGCATGCTGGGTGATGTACGGCTGGCACGAAACAAAACTGCCGCTGTGACATGTCACGGGAGATTGACTAAATCCTCACACGATTATACTGTTTAAATATACAGTATTTTGGGGGTGAGGATCATGGGTGGCAAAGACCGTAATTATACTGTCGTTTACCGCGGGGATTTTATCGATGCTGTACCTGATGGCCGATGGATGATGATCCAGCGTGGCAAGGAGTACGGCGGCGGGTACTGGTTTGGTCGAGCTTATGCCGACTGCTTCTGGCTTGAGTTTGAGCGGCCAATGCCACTATCAAGCTGTGTTGAGTACGTCGTGCTATACGACCATGTCGCCGCCCGAGCTCATGAGTTTGAGGATGAATTTAAACTGGAATGACCGCAGCCGCCGACTATGGCGGCTTTGTTTTGCGTGTTACTATTACCTAAAAGGTAATTATTTTCGGGGTGTTTACCATGCCAAAGGATCCGAAGCGCAAATCAACTCAGTACAAACCGTTGACGGTGATGCAGGAAGCCTACGCCCAGGAGTATGTGAAATGCCCTGAAAATCAGACGCAGGCGGCCATCAATGCCGGGTTCTCCCCAAAGTCTGCCCACGTCAAAGCCAGCACAATGATGCGTGATGAGCGTATCCAGAAACGAATCGCTGAGCTGATGGAAGAGCGCAACAAGCGCCTGCGCGTCAGCGCCGATTACGTGCTGCTGCGCCTGGTGGAAATCGACCAGATGGACGTGCTGGATATCCTGAACGATGACGGCAGCTTGAAGCCTATCCGCGAGTGGCCGAAAATCTGGCGAACCACGCTAAGCGGGTTTGACCTGTCCTCAACCATCATGAACATGGATGAGACCTCGATAGAGACCATCCTCAAGAAAATCAAATGGCCCGACAAGGTGAAAAACCTCGAGCTCATCGGTAAGCATGTCGACGTTAACGCGTTCAAAGAGCGCATGGAAGTTAACGTGAACGTTACCATTGCCGACCGCATGGCCGCCGCCCGGCGCCGCCTGAAAGAGCGCCAGGGTGGTGACCAGTGACAGACGCCGCTTTATCCCCGGAAGAACAGCTGATCGAAGATATCGCCAGCTTCACCCATGACCCGCTGGGCTATGCGCTGTATGCGTTCCCGTGGGGCGAGGATGGCACAGAACTGGCGCACGCCACCGGGCCGCGACAGTGGCAGGCTGATGCATTCCGCGAGATAGGCGAGCACCTGCAGAATCCCGCGACACGTCACCAGCCGCTAATGATTTCCCGCGCATCCGGGCACGGCATCGGCAAATCTGCGTTCATCTCGATGCTGATTAACTGGGCTATGTCCACCTGTGAAGATTGCAAGGTGGTGGTGACCGCTAACACCGACAACCAGCTGCGCACGAAGACCTGGCCGGAAATCATCAAATGGTCGAACCTGGCTATCACGAAAGAGTGGTTCACCTGCACCGCCACCGCGATGTACAGCAACGATCCGGGCCACGATAAACGCTGGCGCGCCGATGCTATTCCCTGGTCTGAGCACAACACCGAGGCGTTTGCAGGCCTGCACAACGAGCGTAAGCGTATCGTTGTGGTGTTTGACGAAGCATCAAACATCGCGGATCTGGTCTGGGAGGTTGCTGAGGGCGCGCTGACGGACGAAGATACGGAAATTATCTGGGTGGCATTCGGTAACCCGACGCGTAACACCGGGCGATTCCGTGAGTGCTTCCGTAAATACAAGCACCGCTGGAAGTGCGCGCAGATCGATTCCCGCACCGTCGAAGGCACCAACAAACAGCAGTTGCAGAAATGGGTCGATGACTACGGCGAGGACAGCGACTTTGTGAAGGTCCGCGTGCGGGGGATCTTCCCTGACGCCTCAGAACTGCAGTTTATCCCTACTGGTCTGACTGATGAGGCGATGAAGCGCGTGGTTACCGCTGCGCAGGTGGCGCACGCCCCGCGAATAATCGGCGTCGACCCGGCATATTCCGGCGCGGATGACGCAGTGATTTATCTCCGCCAGGGGCTGCACAGCAAAGTACTGTGGACCGGCAACAAGACCACCGACGATCTGATTATGGCGAAGCGTATCGCTGACTTTGAGGACCAGTACCAGGCTGACGCGGTGTTTATCGACTTCGGATACGGCACCGGGCTGAAGTCAATCGGTGACGGCTGGGGCCGTACCTGGCAGCTTGTACCGTTCGGCGGCGCATCGGCAGATCCTCAGATGCTGAATAAGCGCGGCGAGATGTTCAACGCCTGCAAGACGTGGCTCAAGCTCGGCGGCGCGATTGACGACCAGGAGACTGCGGACGACCTGTCCGCAGCAGAGTACAAGGTGAGGGTGGACGGTAAGATCGTCATGGAGCCGAAAGAGGATATCAAAGAGCGTTTGGGCCGGTCTCCTGGCAAGGGCGATGCGCTGCTTCTGACGTTCGCCTATCCAGTGGCGAAGCGTTCAGATTTCCCTGCTGCCGGCGGCAAGCAGCCCAACGTGATCAGCGAGTACGACCCGTGGGCATGAAAAAGCCCGCACATCGGCGGGCTGATTGCGACATGTTACGGTGTTAAACGATTTGCCAGTCTTCGGCCAGAACATCGGTCTGACTAGCCAGCCACGGCACTAATTTTTCGTCCGCTGTTTTCATGGCGATATATGGCAGTTGTTCCGGAGCGCGTTTCGGGTCTCCCTGCGCACCTTCCGGCAACTCAAAGACGCGACTGCAAAAGCAAGGTGTACTGCCAGTGTGAACTGCTTCAGTGTACGGCTTAACGTATGCCAACCACATCCCCTTACCGTTCCAGCCAGCGCGGGCAACTTTTTTACCCTGCCTGAGCGCTTCAATGGCAATGCCAAAACTTAACCCTGATACCGGACGGTAAGCCTTTTCGAATACCTCTTTCGGACTCCAGCTAACGTAGCCATCAAAGCGATCGGTGTTAGGTTTTCCGCCGTCCAGATATTCAACAAGATAGCCATCATCAGAGCCGTTCTCATCGGCAGGAAGTTGCCATCCACGAAAATCGTTGTATGCCTGGCGAGTCATGGGAAATGCGTTGATTAATTTTACACCTATGTGCTGGGTCATGATTTCCTCTCTAAAAAAATGCCCGGACGAACCGGGCGAAACAGGGATGATGGAAAGTTCCGTCCTTGGCTGGGTGTCACAGGGTTTACAGCATGAAGTCATCGCAATGGCGTCCTGCTGTAAAAAGGGCGGTGGTCAGAAAGGGAATAACTGCCACCGCCAAACTTGCTCTGGAACTTCGGGTATCACGGTCCTGAGGCGTGATTCTGGTGCAGCATGCAGGATTCGAACCTGCGACCAACCGCTTAGAAGGCGGTTGCTCTATCCGACTGAGCTAATGCCACAACGAAGAGAGCACTGATTACCACAGTGGACCACCCGGCGAGGGAGGCGTTGCTTCCGCCAATGCTCTCATCGTTGCATCCTCGTCTCTTCCGAGGTGTCACACCGTACCGCCACGATGGTGAGTCGCTGTCGTGCATGCAGGGCATGGCTTGCACATTCCGGCTACCCGCTGGGCCATGTACCAAGGAGCCCCCGGACCGCTATCGGCGCATGTGCCATACGCCGGATGCTTTCACACCTGGAAGCGCACTCCGCCATCTGAGTAACGACAAAGCCACCAATGGAAGGGAATGGGGTGCGCTTTCATGTTGTGTTTACCAAAAAGGTAATAATTTATCGTCAAAAGGTCAATACACTACGACAAATAAATCATATGTGGTTAAATTGGTAATAATTTAAACGCGTATGGAGCGCAGCAAAATGTGCATCAGCAAGCCGAAAGTGAGTTCTCCGCAGGTTCAGGCGGCGCCGCAGGTTTCCGATTCTGCTGTACAGAACGCCGCTGATAGCGATCGTCGTCGCCGTGCCGCAGCGGGCGGGCAGAAATCAACAATCCTGACGTCGAGCCAGGGTGTAACGCAGCCTTCTGGCGGCACTCAGGGTAAGACCCTGCTCGGGGCGTAATCCATGGCCGAACTCTCTCCGAAACAGCATTACCTCAAACACCTGGGGCAGCTCAAAAATGAGCGCACCAGCTTTGAGGAGCACTGGCGCGAACTGGCGGAATTTATCGATCCGCGCAGCACGCGCTTTCTTACGACGGAGAGAAACAACGGCAGCAAGCGTAATACCCGCATCGTTGACCCTACCGCCTCTAAAGCTGCCCGCACTCTGCAATCAGGCATGCTGTCAGGTATCACCAGCCCAACCCGCCCATGGTTTAAGCTGGCAACGCCGGATCCGGAGATGATGCAATATGGACCGGTAAAACGCTGGCTTGATGTGGTCATGACCAGGATGAACGACGTCATGAACCGCTCTAACGTCTACCAGTCCCTGCCGATTATCTACCGGCACCTTGGTGTTTTTGGTACCGCGGCTATGGCGGTTCTCGAAGACGACGAAGATGTGATTCGTACTCATCCTCTGCCGATCGGAAGTTACTACCTGTCAAACTCGCATCGTTTGTCAGTCGATACCACGTATCGCGTTTTCTCCATGACTGCCCGCCAGATTGTTATGCAGTTTGGCCTGGACAACGTCAGTAACGCCGTGCGCGGCGCCTGGGATAACGCGAACTATGAAGCATGGTTCGATGTGGTCCATCTGACAGAGCCCAATATCGATCGTGTGAATGGCAAGCTGAACTCCCGCAACAAGGCATTCAAATCGGTGTATTTCGAGTTGTCCGGAGACGGTGACAAGCTCCTTCGTGAGGCTGGTTTTGATGAGCCGCCGATCCTTTCACCGCGCTGGGAGATTAACGGGGAAGATGTTTACGGGAGTAACTGCCCGGGAATGATGGCGCTCGGTACTGGTAAGGCGCTGCAGCTGGAGCAAATTCGCAAAGCTAACGCGATCGATAAGCTTGTTAACCCGCCAATGGTTGCCCCGACAGGTCTTAAAAATAAGCTGATCAACCTTGCCCCTGGCGGCGTTACTTATGTTGATGAGGTTGATGCTACCAAGCTAGTGCGTCCGGCTTACGCCGTCAGCCCTCAGCTTAATGACATGCTCGGCAGCATTGCTGATGACCGCCAAATGATTGAAGCCTGCTTCTTCTCTGACCTGTTTAACCTGTTCAGCACCATCAACACCAGGAGCATGCCAGTGGAAGCTGTGGCTGCAATGCAGGATGAGAAGCTCCTGCAGCTTGGTCCAGTACTGGAGCGACTTAATGATGAATTCCTTGATCCTTTCGTTGATCGCACATTCAACATCATGGCGCGCCGCAACCTATTTCCTGAGCCACCGGAAGAACTGCAGGGCACTCCTCTGAAAGTTGAATATGTATCCATTTTGGCACAGGCCCAAAAATCCATAGGGATCAGCAGCGTTGAGCGCTTTGTTGGCTTTGTTGGGAATCTTGCAAAAGCCAATCCTGCGGCGCTCGACAAACTCAATATCGACCAGACGATTGACGAGTACGGAAATATGCTCGGCGTCCCGGCCACGATCGTTAACTCTGATGATGAGGTGCAAGCTACGCGCGAGCAGCGCGCTCAGCAGCAGCAACAGCAGCAGATGATGGCTATGGCCCAGCAAGCTGGCGCAACCGCTAAGACCCTGAGCGATACCAACACCGCTGACCCTAGCCTGTTAAAAACCCTCTCTGATGCTGCTCAGCAGCCGGCGGTGACGCAATGACTGATTACCTGAGCGAAGAAGAGCGTGAAGAACTGGCAGCAGATGAGCTCAAAAGGCAGCAGTTACGGCGCGAGAACGAACTTAATGACCTGCGCCTTATCTGCGAGACAGAACACGGCCGCCGTTTCATCTGGCGCCTGATTGAGCAGGCTGGAGTGTGGCGTACGACTTATACCGGTGAGGCACTCTCGGCAGCCTTCGCCGAAGGAAAACGTAACACGGGACTGAAAGTCTTTTCCGACGTGATGGAGGCGTGTCCCGATCAGTATCTGGCAATGGCCAAAGAGGCCAGCGAGGAATAGCGATGAATTTATTTGAGCGTCTGATGTATCGGCGTTTGTGCAATGAGCAGCCTGCTGATGGTGGAGCAGCTCCAGCAGCATCCGAACCATCCCCGGCTCCTGCGGCTGAGCAATCTGAAGCAGCGCAACAACCAGCAGCAGATCCAGAACCTTCGCCAGCTGATGGAGGTAAACCTGAGCCGACTGGCGATAAGCCAACTCCTTCTGCTGAGCCATCGGTTCCAGAAAAATATGAACTAACGGCACCTGAAGGCACTGAGCTGGACTCAAAAGCTGTTGAGTTGTTTGAGCCCGTGGCGCGCGAGCTTGGTCTTTCTAATGACCAGGCGCAGAAGTTGGCTGGACTGTGGCCACAACTGCAGGAGCAAATCCAGAACCGCCAGGCTGAGTCGTGGGGGCAGCAGGTTGAACAGTGGGCAGCTGACACGAAGGCTGACAAAGAAATCGGTGGCGACAAATTAACGGTATCCGTAGGGCACGCGCAGAAGGCGCTGGATACCTTCGCATCGAAAGAGTTCCGCGAATTCCTTGACTCTACCGGCCTGGGTAACCACCCGGAAATGGTTCGGGCGTTCGCAAAGGTAGGCAAGTTGATGAGTGAAGACAGTTTCGTCACTGGCCAGGGTAACGGATCGCCGAAAAACGATCTGGTCGAAGCGTTTTATCCAAGCAAAAAATAGTGAGGTGTAATCATGGCTTTAATTGGTCAGACGCTGCCTTCTCTTCTTGACGTGTACAGCCGTACCGACAAGAACGGGCGGATCGCTAAAATCGTCGAGCAACTGGCGAAAAGCAACGATGTCATTACCGATGCGATTTACGTGCCGTGTAACGACGGTTCCAAACACAAAACCACCATCCGTGCCGGTATCCCCGAGCCGGTGTGGCGCCGTTACAACCAGGGCGTGCAGCCTACCAAAACCCAGACCGTTCCGGTGACTGACACTACCGGTATGCTGTACGACCTTGGCTTTGTGGATAAAGACCTGGCCGATCGCTCCGGTAATGCGGACTCGTTCCGCGTGTCCGAGAACATGGGCAAGCTGCAGGGCTTTAACAACAAGGTTTCCCGCTACACCTTCTACGGCAATACCGATGCTGAGCCGGAAGCGTTCATGGGCCTGGCTCCGCGCTTCAACACTCTGAGCACTTCCAAAGCGGCCAGCGCGGAGAACGTATTCAGCGCCGGTGGTAGTGGTTCTACCAATACCTCCATCTGGTTCATGTCCTGGGGTGAGAACACCGCGCACATGATCTATCCGGAAGGTATGGTCGCCGGGTTCCAGCATCAGGATCTGGGTAATGACCTGGTCAGCGATGCGAACGGCGGTCAGTTCCTGGCTTACCGTGATGAGTTCAAATGGCATCTCGGCCTGTCAGTCCGTGACTGGCGTTCGATCTCGCGCATCTGCAACATCGATGTCACCACGTTGACCAAAGATGCTGCAACCGGCGCCGACCTCATCAGCATGATGGTCGATGCGTACTACGCGCGTGATGTAGCAATGCTGGGCGATGGCAAAGAGGTCATCTACTGCAACAAGACCATCCATGCCTGGCTGCACAAGCAGGCTATGAATGCGAAAAACGTTAACCTGACGATCGACGAATATGCCGGTAAGAAAATCGTTTCTTTCCTGGGTATTCCGATCCGTCGCGCTGACGCCATCCTGAATACTGAATCAGCCGTAACGGCGTAAGGGGGGATCATGCTGCTCGACCAGCAAGCGCTTTTTTCCGCAGCTCAGGCCATTACGGCCACGGCTGCTTCGACCAACGTCATTGATACCGGCAGCAATAAAGATGTCGGTAAATATGGCGATATCCCGCTGCTTATCCAGGTGGTTGAAGGTTTCAACAACCTGACCAGCCTGACTGTGACGGTGCAAACCGATGACAACTCTGCATTCAGTTCCGCTGCGGACGTGCTGTCCATGACGATCCCTCTGGCGTCTCTGGTGCTGGGCTATAAGTCTCCGGTTATCACGTTGCCGATGAAGATGGAACGCTACATCCGTCTGAACTATACGGTGACTGGTACTGCGCCGACCACTGGCAAAGTCACTGCGGGTATCACCGGAGGCGTGCAAACCAATGCCTGAGTACAAAGTCGCTAAGCGGTCATTCATCAATGGCCGCCTGCATGAGCCGGGTGACATCGTTACCTACGACGGTGAGCCGGGAAGTAATCTGGTTTCCGTTGATGCCAGCCTGAGCGAAAAGATTATTCCGGTCAGTGCAGAAGAGTTAACCGAGCTTGATGATTTGCGCAAACAGTATGAAGAAATGTTCGGCGAAGCGCCGCATTTCAATACCAAAGCGGAAACTCTGAAGGCGAAGATCGCCGAAAGGCGAAAAGAACTCGGGGTGTAAGCCCTCATAACCAAAGGGGCGAAAGCCCCTTTTTAGTTGGTGGATGATATGGCATCAGTGATCAATATCTGTAATATCGCGCTGGCACGTATAGGCAACAGCCGGACGATTAACAGCCTCACCGAAAAGACCAAAGAGGCATATACCTGCAACCTGTTTTACGAGTCCATGCGCGACGCAGTTCTGGCAGACAACGACTGGAACTTTGCCATGTCGCGCGTTGTCCTGGCCGACCTTGGCGACCCTGCGCCGGGATGGTTGTTCCGGTATCAGTACCCGACCGACTGCGCGCGCATAGCTGCCATATTACCGAAGTGGTTCACTGGGTCTCATATCATTCTGCAGGATAAGCCTGTTTTTGAAGTTGGCAGCAATGAAGATGGCACTGGCCGCGTCATTCATACCAATGAGTCTCAGGCGGTACTGCTATACGTGAAAAGCATCACTGACCCGACGATGTTTGATGCCTTGTTCGCTGATGCTCTTTCGTGGCGTATGGCGGCAGAGATAGCCATGCCGATCGCGGCAAATGCCAGTCTCGGTCAGCAGGCAATGGCCAATTATCAGCAGGTGCTTACGGCGGCCATGCAACGCTCTCTTGATGAGGCGCATGAACCGCAGCAGGCGATGTCTGACCTTGCCAGTGCGAGGATCTGCTGATGGCCTATTCACTGGTGCAGCCGTCGCTTGCCGGCGGCGAGATATCGCCTTCACTGTATGGTCGAATCGATCTTGAAAAATACCAGACGTCATTGCGCCGCTGCCGCAATTTCATCGTCCGGCAGTCAGGCGGCATTGAAAATCGTCCCGGTTTCCGGTTCCTGGGGAGCGCGAAATATGCAGACCGTTACTGCCGGCTAATACCGTTCCAGTTCAGTGTATCGCAAACCTATGCGCTCGAGCTCGGTGATCACTATTTCCGTGTCTGGTCTAACGGAGCGCTGGTTACGGACGGCGGCAGCCCTGTTGAAGTTGCTACCCCATGGCCGGTTAGCGTCATCTCTGAGCTGAAATTTACGCAGTCTGCCGATGTGATGACGGTGTGCCACAACGATTATCCGCCGCTTGAGATCCGCCGTTACGGAGAGGCTGACTGGCGCACCGCCGCAGTGACAACAACCAGCGGGCCATTCCAGGACCTGAACACAGACGACTCGGTAACTGTGTACGCCTCAGGCCGAACTGGATCCGTAACGTTGACTGCCAGCAGCCCGATTTTCAAAAGCCAGCACGTGGGAAAACTGTTCTACATGGAACAGAAAGCGGTAGATAGTGTTGGTCGGTGGGAAACCGATAAAGACATCGGGATCGGTGACGAGTGCCGATATCAGGAGAACTTTTATCGCTGTGTTGACGGCGGTTCTAATGGCACAACCGGCACTGTTGCTCCTACCCATACAACGGGAGATTCCTGGGATGGCTGGGGTCTTGGTGGCCGTAACGGTGTGCTGTGGCGTTATCTGCATAGTGGTTTTGGCGTGTGCCGTATTACCGCCGTCGCCGGAGATGGACTAACTGCAACGGCCGACGTTGTACCACGTCAGGATGGTGAGATCGAGCTGCCGGCGCAAGTGGTAGGTAGCACCTTCGCCACTTACAAATGGGCGCATTATGCCTGGAACGATACAGACGGCTACCCGGGTACAGTTACCTATTACCAGCAGAGGCTGATTTTCGGTGGCAGCCGGGCATTTCCTCAAACTATATGGTGTAGCCGTACCGGTGATTATCACAACTTCTATCGCAGCAACCCGAAGGTTGACGACGATGCGATAACCTATAACTACGCCGGTCGCCAGCTGAACAAAATCCTGCATCTTCTCGATGTCGGTCAGCTTATCGTGCTGACCAGCGGCGGAGAGTTCAAGGTGACAGGCGACAGCAACGGCAACCTGACGGGAACCGGTGGCTTTGCGATGTCCGGTCAGTCGTTCAACGGTAGCAGCGATCTGGCACCAATCAACGTTGGTAGCGTTGCACTGTACGTTCAGCAGAAGGGCTCCATCATCCGTGACCTGTTTTACTCATTCGACCAGGATAGCTATCAATCCAGTGATCTGACCCTTCTTGCCAGTCACCTGTTTAACGGTTACAGCATCAGAGACTGGGCTTTGTCTGTTCAGCCGTTCAGCGTTGCATGGTGTGCGAGGAGTGACGGCATGCTGCTTGGGCTGACTTATCTCCGTGAGCAGCAGGTATATGCCTGGCATCCGCACCCGATGACTAATGGCTATGTCGAATCGATCTGCAGTATTAGCGAAGGGCAGGAAGATGCGGTCTATGCGCTTATTCGCCGTACGGTGAATGGATCGACAGTTCGTTATGTTGAGCGACTGAATACCCGGCAGTTTACAGAGCAGCAGGATGCATTTTTCGTGGATTCTGGCCTGTCTTACAGCGGAGAAAACACCGACTCTTCACGCACAATGACGATCAGTTCCGCCGGGGGCTGGACCTACCAGGATGAATTCACGCTAACGTGCAGCTCTGCAATCTTCGACTCATCGAACACTGATTACGAGATCCATATTCCCTACACCGAAGGCGGTGTCAGCAAGTCGATGCGTTTGAGCATTGCTGGTGTTATCTCATCAACAGTGGCTACCGTATTAGCAAACCGTGATGTGCCGACAGCGCTGCGCAATACTGCGCAATCAACCTGGTCGATAGCACGTCGGACATTTGCGGGACTGTCTCACCTCGAGGGGCAGACGGTTAGCATTCTTGCCGACGGTAACGTTGAACCTCAGCAGGTTGTATCAGGCGGCGAAGTGACGATCGAAAACCACTCGTCAGTGGTACATATCGGTTTGCCGGTAGCCGCGGTTATCGAAACGCTGGACGTGAACGTTGCAGGGCAGTCTACGCTGCTGGATAAGACCAAACTCATCAATCAGCTTTGCGTAATGCTCAACAGCGGGCGCTCGGTTTGGGCCGGAACAGATGATGCTCACTTGCTGGAGTATACCCAGCGTGAGTGGGAATTCTACGACGACCCGGTAGGGCTAAAGACGGGCATCATCGATATGAACCTCGATGCAAACTGGGAGCGTAACGGGCGGGTTGTAATCAGCCATTCTGATCCGCTGCCGATTGGCATTCTGGCCATTATACCGCGCGTAACGGTAGGGGGCTGATATGCGGAAAGTTGAGATAGTCAGCGTTACTGACGAGCATATCTGCGCCATTCTCCCGCATGTCCGCCAGGCAGACCACGATGAGTTTATGGCTGCCGCCGGGATGACTCCGGAGGAAGTCATCAATCGAGCCATGAAAAGCGCTTCGGTAGCCGCTGCAGGGATGATTAACGGCCAGGTGGTAACCATCTTCGGTATATCTCCGGCATCGATCATCACCGGACGAGGTATTCCGTGGCTGGTTAGCACCGACCATATTGAGCATCAGCCACTGACATTCCTCCGCCATTGCCGACCGGTTCTTCGTGACATGTCACGTGGATATCGCGTGCTTGAAAATTACGTCGATGCACGCAACCACGCGGCTAAAGCCTGGCTTCACTGGATGGGGTTCACCCTGGCAGATCCTGAGCCATACGGATTGATGAGAATGCCTTTCCACCATTTCATTAAGGAAATAGCCCATGTGTGAACCAGCTACCGCAGCACTAGCCGTAACCGCAGTTGCTGGCGGTCTCAGCGCTTACAGTCAGATCCAGACAGGCCGCGCTAACGCCGCGCTGGCTAACGCTAACGCCGACGCTCAGGAGCAGGCCGCCCGCGACACTATCAACACAGCTAATGACCAGGCATACCAGCAGCGGCAGCAGGCCCGGCGGGTTGCCGGACAGCAAACCAATGCACTGGCTGCTAACGGCGCCGAACTGACGAGCGGTAACGCATTGGACCTGACAACTGAAACCATGCAGCAGGGCACGCTTGACGCACTGACAACCATCAACAACGGCCAGCGGCAGGCCGCCGGGTTGCAGTTCCAGGCCGATACCAGCCGCGCACAAGGGAAAATTGATAAGCAGTCCGGAATGCTTGGCGCAGGTTCAACACTGCTCAACTCCACGCTGACCGGTCTTAATGCATACAAGACGCTGGGCGGTACCTGGAAGCCGCTTTCCGCTAAGTAAAAGGAGCTGACTATGCCAACCGTTCCGCAATATCAACGCCAGAGCCAAACGCAAACCGCGCCGGTGATGACGAGTAATCTTCGTGTCCCGGAGAATCCGCTGGTGCAGGGCATCCAGCAGGCTGCTGATACGTCGATTAATATGATGGCTGATGCAAAGCGTAAGGCTGATGTAGCGCTTAGCCAGGACGCTCTGCTGCAGTTTAATCAGTTTGGTGATGACCAGTTCAACAATCCTGACAATGGTCTGATAACGAAGCAGGGAAAGGCTGCGCTCGGGCAAAGCGACGTCGTCATGCAGAACATGCAGCAGAAAGCTCAGGACCTGCTTGGTACCGTGCCGGATGGCGAAGCCCGCCAGCAGTTATCCTTTCAGTTGCAGCAGTCGATACAGTCATTTCACAACCAGGCCCGCCGGTATGAGGTTGGCCAGTTCCAGCAGTTTCAGGATGAGGCATTTACCTCTGGAAACTCGCTGGCGGTAACTCAATCTACAGGTTTGTATAACGATAACCCGGCATTTTTTGGACTAGTAAAGCAGCGCTTTGATGCAACAGATCAGTATGCCGATGTTCATGGCAAGTCTGAAGAATGGCGAGTTCAGCAGAAAACGCAGATCAAAGAGCAAATGGGTCAGCAGGCATGGTTAGGTGATCTGGCACAAAAATACAGTGACCTTCTTCAAATCAATGGCGAGCCAGGCGATCTAAATGGTGTTGGCCGCGTTGTGGCTCACGGTAACTCTGGCGCAGCCAGGGGCCTGAGGAATAACAACCCCGGTAATATTGAAGCAGGTTCAAACCCCTGGGAGGGGCAGACGGGGAGTGATGGCCGTTTTGCTACTTTTGCGACGCCCGAGCATGGGATCCGCGCGCTGGGTAAAAACCTGCTGTCGTACCAGCGCCAGGGATACGACACCGTGAGCGAGATCGTTAATCGTTGGGCGCCGGCCAGCGATGGCAATAACACCGATGCTTATATAAAGGCGCTGTGCAGCGCTCTTGGTGTGGGAGCTAATGACCCGCTTGATGTGTCCAACCCTAAAACCCTTGCAGCTTTGTGTGCCGGTATTGTTAAGCATGAAAATGGCAGTGTCCCATACAGTGCTGACCAGCTTGAAACTGGCGTGTCGGCTGCGCTCGGGTTAACTAACCTTGATTCACCAAAGCGCTATACGGGAAATGCCGCTTTTGATGCTATGAGCCCTCAAATGCAAATGCAGGCATTGAGGCAGGCTAACGAGCTTAATAACCAGTACCGTCAGCAGTATGCTGAACAACTTAGCTCTGTAGTGAAGGATGCATATTCAGCTCTTGATGAGGGGCTTAGACCGGCTCAATTACCTTCTGAGGCTGATTTTATCCGGGCTAATGGCCCTCGCGTTGGGGCGTTGAAATGGCAAGATATGCAGGCGCAGATACAATATGGCGGCGTAATTGGTGCAGCTAAGGACCTTACCCCTGAAGGACGACAGGACATTCTTGAGCGACTTCGCCCACAGGATCCAAATGCTCCTGGCTTTGCAGCTAACCAGCAACGATGGGAGAAAATGCAGAGCAAATTTAAGCAAATGGATACAGAGTGGCAGGCACAACAGGGGCGCAACCGCTTAGTTTCATCCTTGCAAAATAACTTCCCCTTAGATCCTAACGACAAAAATAACCAGGCAGCCGTGGACCATTACTTTGCTCAGGATATTGCGCCTTCGTTTTCGATATCTGATCCGCAGAGCATCAATGCGCTGGCCACCGTCACAACTAAAAGCGGCATGATACCAACGCAGGTCAAAACTATGCTTAACAGCGGAGCAACCTCAAGAGATCCTGCACTGGTTGTTCCTATGGCAAAATTCTACGGCCAGTTATTCGATAATAACCCGGCGGCCGCGGCAACCCTTGATAAGGGAACGATGGCATTTTATGGGAAGGTTTACGATTATTCCCGCGCTGGAGTTCCGGAGGATAAGGCTGTTGATATGGCATACAGCCAGGTATTCCAGCAGGATGACCGGATGAAGCAGATGCTTTCTACAGCCATGCGAGACAAAAAATATGTCGCAGCACGGACAACCGCTGCACAAAATAACGCCAGCAGCCTGACCTCCTTTGGTTCGTGGTCTCCGGATATTACCGATCCCGGAAAATCAAATGCGGCCTATCAACGTGATTACCAGACAATTTACGATGCAAACTTTGCACAGACTGGCGGCGATGCAGACCAGGCTGAGAAAATGACCAACGCCATGATCAGAACCACATGGGGAGTTTCTACTATTAATGGTAGTGCAGAGGTTATGAAATATGCCCCAGAAGCGCTTTATGGGGTGAACAGTGGATCCGGTAACTGGATAGAAGGTCAATGGTATCAGGAGAAAAACGAGCTTAAAGCTAAAGCTTTTGGTGGTGCTCGTAGTGATACTGATTTGGTTATCGTTCCTGATGGTGTCACGCCAAGAGATAAAAGCTATGCGGTCATGGTGAGACAGAAAAATCAGGACGGTTACGATGATGTCCGTCCGTATTATGGTGAGAATGGGCTTCCCGTTCGCTTCAAACCAGATCAGCAGACATCTCCGATGTACAGGCAAACCATGCAGTTCCAGCAGCAGCGAGTCGATGAGGCGCGAGTGAAGCGAGAAGGAAATCCATTACCGCAGTTCAGTAACAATGAAGGCTATACGCCGCCAGATCTGACCAAGCCATTCGGCTATGGTTCAGCCAATAACCTTCCTAGCAACATTTACGCAGGGGGCAAATAATGCCGACGTATGAACAGGATCCGAAAGAGTTGCTTGGCGAGGACATTCAGCAGATAGCCGCGCCAGATGACAGCGATTTCTATATGGAAACGCCTTCTTTACTTTCCGCTGTAAACCCATTTACCAGCGATCAGCGTGTGCAGAAATCCAGGCAAGCGGCTTTCCGCATAGATAACTCCCTGGGTAGCTTTATTGCCAGTGCTCCATTTAGTCAGTTTGACCGAGTTGACGGCTATAACCCGTTTGATAATGATGCCGCAGATATTAAAGGCTATGAAGACTTTGCTGATTCATTTATCAACTCCGGATCGCCAGAGGAAACCCTTGCTATTAAGCACCGCATAGATCAGCAGAAGGCGGACAGGGAATATCTATCCGAGGTCGGAGGCGCAGGAACAATTTCAAGTCTGGCAATGGGAATGATTGATCCAGTTAACGTCGCTGCGATGTTCATTCCTGCTGGAGCCGTGGCCCGCGGCGGGAGCATCGCAGAAACAGCAGGGCGCTTTGCCTTAGCTAACGCTGCAGGCGGAGTTGCTTCAGAAGCGTCATTGCAGGCGACGCAGGAAACAAGATCGGCGATGGAGAGCATTTCAAACGTAGCGGTTGATGCGCTTGTTGGCGGTATTCTTGGCGCTGGCGCACAGGTTCTTGCAGGGCCCGCTCAGCGCTCCGCTGTTGCTAATGCCGTCGGTGAAAATTTGCGGGGCATGGACTCTCCGCAGAGCATTGGCGCCGCGCAGGTGTTCAATACGACGCTAGATCAGGAGCAACTAGTCGGGCTTGGTCTCGCAAATAAAACACTCAGCGTCACTCCTGCTGGCCGGCTGGCTCAGTCTCCATCACTGGTTTCCCGACAGATAAACCAGCAACTGGCTGAGAATAACTATTTCTTTGCCAAAAATGACGAAGGCCTAGCTACATTTACGGCAGCAGAAACAAAGATTAAGCAATACGATGCCATGCTCTATAAGCAGATGGAAACCACCCGAGACGCTTATCAGCAGTACAGCAAGTCCGTCAGCGCCAGCGGTGCGAAGAGGATGAACTTTGTAGATTTCAATGAGGCTGTGGGCATGGCTATGCGCCGCGGCGATCAGAGTGATATTCCTGAAGTGGCGCAGGCGGCCGCCAGTATTCGACCTATTTTCGAGAGCACAAAAGCCCGTATGCAGGATCTTGGGATCCTTCCGGAAGATGTCGATGTTGTGACGGCACAAAGCTATCTTCCACGTATTTATAAGTTCGATAAGATACTTTCAGACCGCACTGAATTCAGGGGGAGGATAGCCAACTGGATACAGGGTATTAGTGCTAAAGGAGCTGATAAAGCCGGGCAGAGAATTGAAAAGATAAATGCAGGTCTGAAAAATGCGGAGGAATCAGCGCCGCGCGCTGAGGCCCTGGCGAGTGATATCGCCGAAGCCGAGAAATGGTCCGGGAAAAAAATCCTACTCATGGAAGAGCTGGATAAACGCAATAAGCTCATATCTCAGGAAGCTGACACACAGGCGCGCCTTACCAGAATAGAAAAACAATTGGCTGATACTTCATCAGAAAGACTTCAGGCCAGAATGATGAAAGAAAGCTCTGATCTTAAAACACGGCTTGATGATATAGCTCAGGCTAAAGAAGAACTTCCGGTCTATCAGCGCCATATGGAGTTGCTGGATAACCCACGGAAATACCGTTCTGAGCTTCGCCGACTGCAAAAACGGGCAAATTCAACCACAAGGCTGAATGCAAGCCGCGAGCGGGCTCTAAAGCAGATGGAACCTCTATCCCGAGAGGAAGCAGAGGACGCTGCTGACGAGATCGTGAATAAAATAATCGGCGCACCTTCCGGACTTGTTCCTGCCGATATTATCCCAGAGAGACTCGTTGGCCGGGCTGGTTTCACCAAAAGCCGAACTCTGCTTATTCCCGATGAACGTATAGAGGATTTCCTGGAGTCAGACGTCAATTACATCATGGAAAGCTACCTCAGGCAGGTGGCTCCGGAAATCGAACTGACAGTGCAATTCGGCCGTAAAGACATGGGGGATCAGATTCGCCAGGTTAGCGAAGAATATACGCGGCTGATCAAAGAGGCGAAAACGCCTAAACAACGTGCAGCGCTTGAAAAACAACGCGAAGCAGATATCAGGGATATAACTGCAATGCGCGACCGCCTTCTAGGCACCTACGGCGCCCCACAGGATCCTCGCAGTTTCTTCGTTCGGGCCGGGCGGGTTGCAAGGAATGTTAACTTCCTTCGCCTGCTTGGCGGCATGACCGTCGCCGCGGCCACCGATCTGATGCGGCCGATGATGCAGCATGGTCTGCGTAAATCTCTCGGTCCTATGGCCAGCATGCTAAGGAACATGGATGCCGTAAAGATCGCCACAAAAGACCTGCGCGAAATGTCTGTTGGCCTGGAGTACGTTCTTTCAACGCGAACCAAAGCTATTGCCGACCTGACCGATCCCTACAGCCGACGCACTGCATTCGAGCGCGGTCTTAACTGGATGACGCAAAAGTTTGGTAACTGGACATTGATGAACCAGTGGAACAGCGTGCTTAAATCGTGGTCAGGAATGATTGTGCAGTCGAGGATACTTGATGCGGCTCGGCAGATATCCGGCGGCGGCGAGATCGCCAAAACCGAATTACGCAAGATGGCGCAGGTCGGTATCAATGAGGATATGCTACGGCGTATCGGTGAGCAGTTCGGTAAGCATGGCGAGGATATGGATGGACTTCTAACCGGCCATAGCCACTTGTGGGATGATCGTCACGTTAGGGAGATATTCCAGGCCGCGGTGCTGAAGGATGTCGATTCGGTGATTGTAACCCCTGGCGTGGGCGATACGCCGCTGTTCTTTAGTAAAGAGGGCTGGAAACTGATCACCCAGTTCAAAACGTTTATCTTTGCTCAGCATAACAGGGTTCTGGTATCTGGTATTCAGCAGGGGGATGCGTCATTCTATCTGGGAGCTCTGGGTACTGTCGCACTCGGGTCTATGGTCTATATGATGAAGCAAAAGCTTAGCGGCCGCGACATCGACTACAGTTGGAATAACCTTGTGAAAGAGGGGATTGACCGGGGCGGCATGATAGGGTGGTTATCTGAACCGCTGAATACTGTCGAGAACGTCAGCGGTGGCCGCTTTGGTCTGGGCGCAATGTTTGGGGCGCCGCCGGTATCCAGGTTCCAGAGCCGCAATGCTATTGGTGCAATGCTGGGCCCTACGTTCGATCTCGGTGGGGATGCCGCTACAGTGGCGCATGGTGTTTTGAACGGAGAATTTGACAGCCAGCAAACCCACGCGGTCCGTAAAATGCTACCATTTCAAAACCTGTGGGCGATATCACCGTTATTAAACAAAGTTGAAGAGCAGATGAAATAAGGAAACATCATGGGTATTCTTGGTAAGTTTGGGAATTTTTTAGAGAAATCTGGCGTATCTGTATTCTCGAAAGAAACGCTAAAGCTGCTTACCGAGATGAACGATCAAGGTGTTTATCAATCATCTCTTGTGGCTGTAGATTTTGCCTTATCTATGCGAAGTGATGAGCACTTTGAAACCTTTGTTCTTTCAAGGATTCTTCTTGAGCCCTACCAATCAAGTAATGATGAAAGAATGACGCTATACCGAATCATGCAAGATAATTATGGGCAAGGATTAAAGATGTTTAAAAAATCACTGTCTTTTGCAAAGCAATATGGTGGTGAGGATATCGTTAAAGGAGAGTTTAATTTTAAGTTAATGGCTTTCAGAATAATTATGTTCAACCTTGCTTATAACTCCAAACTAATTGATTTGGATATTGCCACCAAATTTTATGAAACTTTGTGGCGCTCTACAAAAGGTGATACACCTGAGCATGCTATCGAAGATTTCATACAAAGGGAAAGGTTGATGGCAAGTATAGGCCTATCTGATCCGGCAGCAATGCAAAAAAAAGAGGACTATCAATTCTATAAAAATGTAATCTCTTTGTGGGCAAGCCGCGGGATCATGAATGTATAAAGTCACAAAGGCCGCTTTCGCGGCCTTAATTATCACTGACCACCGGGGCGGGAGTCAGCAGAACGTCCGCCACAGCGTGAGCCGTCAGCTGCGGTATCATCAGGATGTTGGCAGTTACCAGCGAAAGCCTGTGCAGAAGAACCCAGAGACAACAGAACAAACAGCACTGCGAATGCTTTTTTCATTTTCACTTACCATGTGTAGACCACTGAACGTGGCTTCATGAGTTTAGCGCTGCGCTTAGATTTCATCCATAAAAATCAAGTACAGTTAGTTACTCACCACTAGCCTCATCTTTTCCCTTGGCTTTACCAATATAAAAACCACCAAGTCCACCAATGATAAGCGGGACAACATACTTCATTAGCTCAATAACTATATCTTTAGCATCATTTTTTATGGCAAAACCAATGAAGATCAGAACGAAAAGAAACGCCAAAAGAAACCCACCAACGCGGATGAGAATATTGGTCGTTTCTCTACGCCCTAGAGATACCTGGACTTTTTCCTGGGCCTCAATAGATCTGAGGCCAATTCTTTCATTGGCCTCAATTTCCTTAGATTTTGTTTCTACTTCTGCTCGCCTGACCTCAATATCAAGCCTTTGATTCTCGATAAGTTGCTCTAATACTTCAGCCTGATGCCTTTGCACTCCATTGTTATGGTCGGCCATTTACTTACTGAGCCTCATAATGTCTGGTTTTCATTCTGACTCTGAAGTAACCAAAACCTTTACCACCAATTTTTGGTGGTTCAAATTTTACAGACTCGATCTCGTTCCTGCTCTTGTTGGCTATGCTCAGGAAGGATGCGGCATCTGCGGTCACAACATTGTCTGTCATGATACCTTCCAGCATCATGGCTTTTCTGCCTGATTTTTTGATACGCATACTGCCTCCTACACTCAACAAAAGGTTGAATACCTTTGGGCTAAATATACTCACAGGTATTGTTGGTTGCAAGATGAGCAAAGCAATAAAAACGTGATATCAATAGATATGAATAGGTTACGCATCATGCTTTTTAAGGCGCTTCCCTGCGCCAGCAGCCTCAGCAACCCTTGGCCTTAGCCATCACGTACTGTGCGTGCGTCTCTATGTCGCGCAGTACGGCACCGATACCAACAATGTAGCTGAGCATGGCAGTGACCTCTGCGGCGGCGCCGGATACATCATGCCCGTCAGCATCGAGTTCGCGGAGCAGCTTCATCACCATTGAGCTTTTCGCCAGTTCACGCAGGCCATCAGGTGAATGGATGTGATCCTGATAGCGTCGGTTAAGAGGGAAGGTGTAATGCTTCTGCTCGACCTGCAATGCATCCATGATCGCCGGCAACATGCTGCTGGTCATCTCCTGCGCCAGCATGCGGGCTTTATCAGCCTGGGAGAGTTCTTCCCGAACGTAGCGGCCAGTCTTGCGGATCTGCGGCAGCACCTCGCTGGTTACCCATTTGCGGAAGCGGTAAGCGCTCGTTCCTTCTACGGCCGCTTTACGGCAACGGAGCATTAACCAGTAAAGCCCTGACTCGTTAACAACGCTTAAAGATTGGTATCCACCAGGGGTCCGTATTGAATACGTACCCTTTTCATCGCTGTCGACTTTGCGCAAAGCAACATCAACACTTTGGATTTCGAGAGCACTACAAACATCCTGAGCAACAAAATATGGACGCTGATCGATCATGACCATGCGGATGTTAACTGTAGATTCGAATGAGAAGACGGTTGGTGCAGTTTGTTCTAACATTGTGATCACCTTTGTAGTTAGGTTGATCACCACCGCTGAGACCAATCAGGTGGTGGTGAACTGTGCAGAGTTGGTCTTACCGGCTACAAAGGACCCGGCGCGGATTTCTCCGCCCCCACACAGCCCACCATAATCTGGGTATAACTGTGCTTTACGCATAAAAAAACCGCTCGCGCGGTGTGTGCGCCTTTGTAGTAATCCGGGAGACCAATCCCGGCACCGGATTTTGCCGATGCCTGATCACTATGGCACAAGGGAAATGGGTTGTAAATTTACCATTTTGGTAATAATTAATCGAGTGTTATTACCAAAATATCAGGTATGGTGTTTGAGGATCGAACCAGAAAGGAGTCACAAAAAAGCCCGCAACGCGGGCTTAGTCAGAAGTTCTTTGGCAGACCTGCCTGTTTCAAAATTCCGTTCGCGGTATGTGGCGACACGATAGTGTAAGGTACGCTGAACTTCTTTTGGGTTACAGGGCTGAACCATATCTCATGGCTTCCTTTCCCCTGCCGGTCAAAATAGCAACCAGCTGCGATAAGCAATTCCGTTAGCTTAGGATATAGTCCGGTTCCCATTTATCAGAGTGCGATCCTGTCAGAGTAGGACTGTTCCTGATTAAAAGACAGACTTATACGCGAAGGGTTTCCACCGAAGCCATTCATTTCGTACAGCTCTGGCGCTACTTCCCAAACTCGCTCGGTCAGTTCTTCGTATGTTGCTGCTTCAGTAACAAGACCGAGAGCATCACATTCAGCCACCCACACGTTTTCTTGAAGGTCGTGGCATACATTAACGTCGAAAGGCCGAGAAAACGTAACTACAGTTGATTCTCTCATAAGAGCCTCCTCTTTACCTTTGTGGTAATCTTAAGCCACTCATGCAATCCGTCAAGAATTATTTTAAATGTGCTTCCTGGCTATCAATCCCTATCTGAGTTGCTGCCGCAACTGCATTGCGCAGAAATCCAGGTGTGTTTGCAGCTCCCGCATCGACAACTGCGAGCTCGTCACATAGTTAACTAGTGCCACCAGTTCTGCCGCCGCACCGCTGACATCGTGGCCGTCTCGCTCCATCTCCCTGAGCAACTCCATCAGCTGTGATTTTACAACCAGGGATCTGACCCCTTCAGGGGTGTGAATACGATCTGAAAAACCTTCGTCGACAGGATACTGGTACCGCTCTGGCATTAGGATTACTCCGATAAATACTGTATGTATATACATATATCAAAAGGTAACAGGGTTTTCCAGAAGGTTTTTATTTACCTTAATGGTAATGTTTTTGCTCGTTTCGATCTGTTTTATTCATATATGGTTTGATGGGTAATAGAATGCTTCTATGCACGCGCGCCAGCGCTGACCACTGGAGCAGACTATGACCGTTTCAACGCAGGTAAGCCGTAACGAGTACACCGGGAACGGCGCCACTACCCAATACGATTTCACGTTCCGCATTCTTGATAAAAGCCACCTGCTGGTGCAGACGATGGATACCTCCGAAAACATCGTGACGCTAACACTCGGAACCGACTACACGGTTACCGGCGTGAACCGTTACAACGGGGGGAAGGTGGTTCTTACATCAGCGCTACCAGCTGGTTACAAAATCTCTATCGAGCGCAGCACTCCTGTTACGCAGGAAGCCAGCATCAGGAACCAGGGTGGCTTTTTCCCGGAGATCCACGAAGATGCTCTCGATAAGTTGACCATGCTGGTGCAGCAGGCATATGGGTGGTGGTCTGGTCTATCTCTCAGGAAGCCATCATGGCTCGCTAACTATTACGACGCGCTTAACAACCGCATTCGTAACCTGCGTGACCCGTCACAGGCGCAGGACGCAGCCACGAAGAATTATGTTGATGAGCAGATCGTTGACAACACCAATGCATGGAAAGCTGGTGATGCCATTCTTGATCAGAAAATTGATGCAAATTTCAACAAGTCCTTGCGTGTTCCAGATGTTAGTGTTGATATGCTGCCTTCGGCTATGTACAGGAAGGGGAAGGTACATACCTATGATGTAGCTACCGGGCAGCCTTTACTTATTGATGCTGGTCAATTATCAGTCGGTGATATATTAAATCTATCAAGTAGCGATGGATTTAAATATATAGGAAAATGTAAGAGTGTTGCATCTCTAAGGACTATTGAGCCAACGATTTCAGGGCAAAGTATTATTCTGGAGCGTGCTGTTATCGGCGGGCCATTATTAAACGCAATCATTACGCATAACCCGGCCGCATCGGATGCGGTCGACGATGGCTATAGTCGTTTCGTTACCGCCGGCGGTGCGGTATGGGATGCTGATATTTCATTTGGTCATAACGTGTTTCTGGCAGGGTATTCTGACGAGCTAAATAACCTTGCCGACTGCCTGAATATGATTATTCAGGATAAGGTTAACAAAGTAATTTCCCGTGGCTACGTTGCGGGCGGCGTGGATGCTGAGATAAGAATCCCACCGAACCCCAATGCTGAAGGTATGACGGATTTTTACATGAATAAAAAAACCGTCAAAATCCCGTCGTTTTTGAGGGTTTATTCCGCGCCGGGGGCAATTTATGATTACAGCGACTTCACCACGGGTGTCGGCATTATTGGCAGTAATGAGTTTGAAGGCCTCACCAATGACATGATGTACCGGAATAACGGTGGTGGATGGGGGGCCGGAGCCGGTGCCTCTAACAGCCATAATTCGGGCGGATTTATTGGTAATGGCTGTTTAATAAAAGGCCCGAACACAACCTCAAACCCCAACGCGACCACCTATCCGGGCGTGCGCTGGGGTAACGTCACGTACCCCGGCGGCGACCAGGCCCGTTTCAGGGATACCACCTTCTCTGATGCGCGCGTATCCGGGTGGGGTTCAGGGTTCCGCCCTGGCTCCGTTAATACCTATCTGATGGATGTGGCTGCCTGCCATTTTACAAATAACACCTACGGCATTGATACCTATACGGCATGGAGCGGTAGCACTCCGCAATGGGCTAACAGTGGCGAGAAAATTTCATTTCGTGGGTGCCTGATAGGCAACAACCGAAGCCATGCTGTTTATCTGGATAACCGCGGTGATTTCTTCTACTTCGATATGTGTAGTATTGACTACAACGGCGGGGATGTATTCCATTGCAGCCCGACCAACCTCGGGGAAGTGAATTACATTAACGGCCACATCGAGGGTAACAGCGGATTAATCCTTAACTGTCCGACGCGAACAACGAATGACGGGGAAAATAACGTCAAAATTCGCGGGGCGAAAATCTACCCAAATAAATCCACCAACGATAAATATGGTGGCGTCAGGGATATTGTGTTCGGGACAACCATCAGGACGATTCTGGAGCTGGACAGCTGCAATATCTTCTGCCGCGCACCGTATGTTAACGGCGCATACCCGACCTGGAAAAGTTACAACCCAGCCAACCTGGCACGTATCATCATTAAATATCCAGGCAGCGGCCAGACGTACCGCTTCCTGCCGTCCTATGACGGGGCATACGGTTATCGAATCAATGACAAGCTGCTGTTTTCCGGCACTGAAAATGAGAACGTCCCCACATCAAGAACGGGGGATTTCTGGTGCATAAAATCAGGCGGCGCATCATGTGTGTACGGCGGCGCTGGTGACGCAGACAGTGACGGGGTCATCCCAATTAAAATCACGCTGAACTCTCCGACCGATACGGTGCAGTTGCTGTTCAGCCGACAAATAACACCGGAGCGGGGAACGCAGCATATTCATGGTTTTTGCTCGATAAAAGCGGCGGCGTTTGCCGGGGCACTGAACGTATCGGCTATCGCCAGAACCATTGCCAGCGTCACCAGAACGGTAACTGCAGCACCTGGACCTGTAACGGAAACGGAGAATCTGTACGGGGTAAACCAGAGTATTTCTCAGGACATTCTGACTTCGCTGGCAAACCCCACAATTTCCATCACCAAAGATGACTACATGGGTACCCGGCCTCTGGCTGTTCAGCTAATCGGCGGTAATTACTCTTATCTCGGTTTTCTGTTCACCGGTGGCGTCGGCACCTTCTACGTCAAGTTACCGGTATGGGCAAACCTCGATTCGCATCCAACTATCGGCTACCAGTAAGGAAAATCTGACATGACCGTGTATTACATCAGTAAAGAGAAGGACGGCGTTTACGTCGTCTCCACAACCGATATTAACAGCATCATTTCTGGCGACTGGCCTGACGCTGAGTATTTTGAATACGCGATGGCAGCACTGGTTTCTTATCTGTCGTCTCAGCCAGAAGGTGAGGGGTATGTGCTGATCGATAAAAAATATGAAGAGTAAACCATTTAATTAAAATAAAGTGATGTCGTTAATATTTCGGTTTTTGTTGTGCTTATTTTCCAAAAATTTATATTCATATTTAATTTTTGATAGCGACGCTTGATAGTTACCATTTATCCATAAACGGTTTATTGTGTATGATGAGCTTACCAAACTAAGGAGGTTCATCATGCATAGTAAACGGTGGTCATCATGTCTGCATCGCTAACCGCTGATACGATAAATCAGGGGCTTAGCTACGGTGCGCTGGCGGCAGTCATCGCCGGCGTACCTCCTGAAGTGGCGCTGGGGTCGCTGGCCGGGGCGGTAATTTTTGTTACCTCTGCTGTTGAGTATCCGGTAAAGCGCCGCGTTCTCCTGGCGCTACTCAGCTTTCTCTGCGGTCTTCTCTTCTACAAACCCACAGCATCAATCCTTATCGGCGTTGCCAGCATGATCCCCACCATCACACAGGACTCGTTCGAGCGGGGTATTGTATACTCCGCCGGCGCGTTCGTTGCGGCAATTGTCGCGGTGCGGGTCGGGATATGGCTGTATCACCGTTCTGACAATCCGCGCGATTTAATCCCGGGAGGAAAAGACGATGACAGGCCATGATCTGCTGCTTATCGCTAATTCCATCATCTGCGGCGGGATAGCGCTGCGGGTGATGTTCTTCCAGCGCAACGGATCGCGCCACCGCCGCTGGGGAGGGTGGATAGCCTATTTCCTCATAGTGGCAGCGGCCAGCATCCCGCTGCGTACCGCGTACTCATACCTGTACCACTTCCCCATGACCGCAGATCTTTCTGAGGTCGTTATCAATGCTGTGATGTTCGCCGCGGTGCTGAAGACGCGCGGCAACGTCGTGCAAATCTTCAAGATATCGAGGTCGCAACATGGACATTAACGAGTTTCAGAAAGCTGCCGGCGTTAGCCTGGCGCTGGCCACACGCTGGCATCCTCACATCGTGGCGGCCATGAAAGAGTTTGGCATCATCAAGCCACTGGATCAGGCGATGTTTATTGCCCAGGCCGGGCATGAAAGCACTGGCTTTACCCAGCTCGTTGAGAGCTTCAATTACAGCGTGGCGGGGCTGGCTGGTTTCGTCCGTGCCGGGAGGCTGACGCAGGGCCAGGCTAGTTCCCTCGGGCGCCGACAGGGCGAACCTTCGTTGCCACTGGAGAGGCAGCGGGCCATTGCCAATCTGGTGTACAGCAAACGTATGGGGAATAACGGGCCGACCGACGGCTGGTTTTACCGCGGTCGAGGACTTATCCAGACCACTGGACTGAACAACTACCGCGATTGCGGGGCTGCCCTGAAAGTGGATCTGGTTAAGCAGCCGGAGCTGCTGGCGCAGGACGAGTATGCAGCGCGGAGCGCGGCCTGGTACTTCGTGAAATATGGATGCCTGAAGTACACCGACGACCTGATGCGCGTCACGCAGATCATCAATGGCGGCCAGAATGGTATCGACGATCGCCGTGTGCGTTACCTGTCGGCCAAGAAGGTACTGGCATCATGATCACGGCATTCGTGAAAGCGTACTGGAAACAGTTGCTCATCGTGTCGATGCTTGCTGCTCTGGTGGCCGGAGGCGTTGTAGCCTGGAATATTCACGGTGACAGACAGTACGACGCCGGGTATGCGCAGGCGAAGGCAGACCGCAAAGCAGAAGATGATAAAGCCCGTCAACATGACGAACAGGAGAAAGAAACCAATGAACGAGAAGCGCAGCAGAGGATCGACCAGGCGCGCAATGATGCTCTTGATGCTGCCGCTCGCGCTGGCCGGCTGCAGCAGCAGCTCGTTGCCATCCGTGAACAGCTCAGGCAGTATAACGCCACTGTCGGCGCTGGGTCGTCAGCCGCAGACACCGGAGTTTTGCTTGCCGACGTGCTCGAAAAATCTCTCGAACGAAACCGGAAACTGGCAGAATACGCTGACCGGGCAGTTGAAGCCGGAAGGGTCTGCGAAAGACAGTACGATGAACTAACCAGGTAG